TTCTCAGAGTTCGGTGCTGCTATTGATATGATTGGGACTTGGCTTGGCGGAATTGCCAAAGCAGGTAAAGCGATCATCGACATGATTCGTAATGGAATCAATGGAGATAACTTAACAGAACTATTCAAGGGAGTTGCTCAGTCGTTAACTGCACTTCCTGAGTTCTTAGTTAAGACTGCAATTAATATCAGCGCTTGGTTTATGAAGGCGTTTGGGTTTGATGAGAATGCGCAGGCTCTAAAGGACTTTGCTTCATCATTCAATCTATACAACTTCGTTGTATCTTCACTCTCTTCATTAGGAGAGTGGATTAAGGGTGTATATCTTAAGGTTGTTGAAAGCGTCAAGACGGCTATTCAAAACGTAGTATCTGGATCTCTGTTCTCAGACTTAGCTGATTACATGACGAACATGTTCTCGTTCTCCTCTATGAAGGAGAAGCTTGATAGATTAATGGAAGAATACAATCCAGTAACTATTATTGGACACATGTTTAGTCAGCTAGGAGATTGGATGAAGAGAATCTTCACTATCGACTGGGCTTCTCTTATTAAAGATAAGCTTCCTTCATTCGTATCCAACGCTATATTTGGCGCTTCCGGCACTGCAGAGCCTCCTCCACGAGCACCTGATAGTCCAGTACCTACACCACGACAGGAACGTGCAGTTCCTCCTATGGTCAGGTTCAATAGCCCACAGCAGCGCGGTCAAGTTGCGGTAGCTGCTGATCAGCATCGTGAAGAAGTTGCAAGGGCGAATGCTGAGCGGGATAGACGTCGTGCTGCATCTACTCAGGGTATGGGTGGTAGTACTGTCGTTAATAACGTCAGCAACAACCAACAGTCAACTGTAATGCCTGTTTCCCCACGTAGTAATGATCGGTCGCTAGCACCTAGGACCGATCAGAACGTCAATTACTAAGTGCTAGGTTACGAGAGATGATGTTTACGATTGGTATATAACAATCAATCGTAGAATCTGCTGTCATATAATTGATATTCAGTTTCTGAAGCAGACCTTCTAGCTGAATATGAACCTTGTCAGACTCTTCTTCAGTTTGCATTCTTCCTTTGGGATCATAATCGCATGTCCGCTTCAACAGGAAGTTTAGGTTATTCATCTCCTGGAATTGCTTGATAAGGTACTGGTAGAACTCTCCAGGGAGATCCCTACCGTAGATGCATCCAAGCAGAAGAGGAGAGTCTGTTACGACTACATCGACCTTTCCGATCAGGCGTTGAACATGATGCAGTTGCTTGCCTGAGATATAAGGCTGGCAAGCTATAGCAGAGCCACGCTCCTCCCATACCATCGGTTTTGCAACCTCTGATACGTACTCACATGAGATCTTGCTCCACTTCAGCCCATGCATAACACCATGAGCTGTTGCAGATTTGCCAGCACTAGGGGCACCGAATAGATTACATATTAGGGTCAATTAGGCCTTCCTCGTTAAGAATATCAATAACATAAGGAATAGTTTTCGCAAATAACTTGACATAAGCTTCGAAGTTATCAGGAAGGCCTCGTGGATCGGGATGTCCTGTTATGCCCTTACATCCATGCGGACCGCAGTCTTTTGGCGATCCATCCTGATCGAACTGAGCATAATACGCAGCCCATGCCCGTGAATATGCTGCATCTTCCTCTCGGAAGTATGCATCCTTAAGAATTCTAACGTAATCGATTGTCAATGCTTATGTACTCGCTCTATTAACATTCGATCTCGAATGTCTATTGCTTCGAGGCAAGTGGCAATACGAGCCTCGACAGTATACTTCTGACGCTGCTCTTTCTGCTCGTCAGGAAGTCCGATATTGATCATCTTCCACACATCTGCAGCGGGCCACTTGCCCACTGCATTGTTGAGTCGCTCTCGGATCGGAAGAGGAAGATCGTCAAACATCTCCATCTCGGACTTGAGAGGAATATACTTGGGAAACTTATGGAGCTCGATTGATGTGTTCGAGGACATTGTAATCCCTTAGAAGGTTACATACCGGAACGATAGAAGCAAACCCAGAGATCTCCTTGTGATGGACATAAGTCCATCGAACCACTCCCACGACGTTACCTTGAGCGTTTGTAACAGGACCTCCTGACATTCCAGGAATGTACTTGTTAGTCACGATAATGTCGTTGGAATGATCTTCCTTATGGTGTGGATCAGTTCGAACATTTCCACGTAGCGATGTATCTAGAATTTGACCTTCTGCGTGACCATAAGAATAGACAACACTGCCAAACTTAGGGTACTGGCAACTTAGACTGTATGTACGAACTTTATGATCTAAGTTGTATACTGCTCCTACATACAGATCGCCCCTCTGGCTCTCGTATAGAGGACTGAGTACACCAATCTGAGAATACCCATCGTGAACTGTCATAGGAGCATTGCACGATTCAACAACGTGTCGAGCAGTGACGAATGTCTTGCTATCTTGGAGAAAGAACCCCGATCCGATCGAAGTTCCGCACTTGATTCGGTATGACCGAACGTTACCGCTTCTAGAATCTAGATCGGCAATTGCTGATGTGGACGCAAGTAGTAGAGCTGATAAGCTGAGTAATAGAGTTTTCATGCATTAAATACTTTGATGGCTTTAACTTCTAATGCGACTGTCGATGGAGCTAGGTTTGCTCGAGATGTAAGAATCGATAAAGTCGAACTTGCAAGCTTCTCTGCTACCCAGCAAGATGTAATCGATCTGAAATATACGATGGAACAGATCGATATATTTGAAAGTATGTTCGAGCCTAAGATTAGTGGAACCATCGTTCTAAGAGATGGTATGAATCTTATAACTGCACTTCCATTGGTTGGTCAAGAGAAACTTACTATCCGTTGGAAGTCTGCTACTCTAACAGATTGGATGGAGAAGGAGTTCTTCGTATATAAGATCAGTGACCGAGTATACTTCCCTAACCATTCTCAGCAGTACTCACTCTCATTCGTATCTAACGAACATAAGACTAACTCGTTTACGTCAGTATCGCAATACTATGACGCTCCATTTAGCGAAGTAGTAAAAAGCGTTCTTACGAGCAATGATTATATTAATACGAAGAAGACTCTAAACATCGAAGAGTCTAAACGGTCATTTAAGATCGTTATTCCTTCGTGGAAGCCGTTCGCATTAATCAATTGGCTTGCTACTAGAGCAATCAGCAACGTCAGTAATTCTCCCACGTATATGTTCTGGGAGACTCTTGATGGATATAACTTCCGTACAGTTGCTGATATCATCTCTAAGCCGTCTAAGCAGAACTATATCGTTGAGTATCAGAACGTTCGAGCTGTTCCAGAGAATGATCAGCAATGGAAGGATATGTTCAGATCTTCTGAGTTCTATTCAGTATCTGCATCGTTCGATACAATTACAAACATTCAAGAAGGAATGTTTTCCAGTGAACTCAATACGTATGATGTAGTTACTAGAAAGATGACTACGACTACGTACGATTATGCAAGATCATTCGTAGACCATCCTCACCTATACGGGAATAAGCTGTACGCAGAAGTCGATAGGTTTGATGACAAGTACGTTGGGAAGCCTGCAGCATATCGAAACTTTATGGTTGTTACAGACCAAGCCCAAGCAGGAGTTAATGGATTCTTCCCAGAAGAGTGGAGACTACAGAGACAGAGCTATATTCGACAGCTCATGACTGTTCCTATGACTATTACAGTCCCAGGAGACAGCTCTCGCAGGTGTGGAGACGTAGTAGAGTTTACTTTTCCATCATCAGAGCCTCCTAGAGAAGGAAGAGTCGTGGAGGACAAATATTTGACGGGTAAGTATATTGTGACTGAGATACATCACATCATCAAGAACGATGATTATCGGATGCAGTTAACACTTCATAAAGATAGCTTATTCACAAAGCTTGCCCTTTCAGATCGTTCAGTTCTTACAGAACAAAAAGAACTCGACACACAGGTAATTTCGGTTTAACATGACAACCCGTCGTTTCGTAGACGTCAATTCAGATTACATTCCCACCGACATCGTTATTCTTAAAGAGCGTATTGTAGATGACATCTATGTACTCATCGATAAGATCAGCAAGTACGAGTACTTCGCAGTATATATGGTAGCTAATGGCTCCCAGGTTCATATTGTAGAAGGCGAAAATTACATTTTTGAAGATCCAAGTTCGTATGTTCTTAAGGCCTCTAGCGATAAGTCTCTACACGAGCATCTTCGTCTAAAGGCCATCTGCTACGAATCATGAAGTACTTTCAAGGAAGAGAAAATAGTGGGCACGTCGATCTTTGGTTCGGCGTTGTAGAAGATCGTGACGATCCTCTAAACTTAGGACGAGTTCGTGTTCGTATCTTTGGGTTTCATACTCAAGATAAGAATAAGATCCCTACTGGCGCTCTTCCTTGGGCTGTTTGTATGCAGCCCACAACATCTCCATCCATGAGTGGTGTTGGTCATGGTCCTACAGGGATCGTGACTGGCACTCACGTTGTTGGAGTATGGTTAGATGGATCTGCTAGTCAGTACCCATTTGTCATTGGTACTATTCCTGGTGCTGAAGTAGGACAGCAAGAAGTATGCAGTAGAGACAATACTGGATATGAAGCATTCACAGGCGGCTTCCTGCTTCCTGCTTCATTTAAGTCTCAGGCTGTCGATCCTATTGCAGATTCTAACAACGTATTCAACATTTCATGGATGCCTTTTGCTGAAGGCGAGCTAAGCACTCGTCAATCAAAAGAAGACAAGATTCAGAAGTATCTGTCAGAGACTAATATTCCTACCACAACTGATGATGTGGATTGGAACAACGCATTCGTTACATGGGTTGTCCAAAAGGGTGATATTGCAGCTCCTGGAACTAACTCATCTGATGATTGGAGAAACTGGGGAACGCGAGTTGCTCAGCCAACGTACGGTGCAATTGCGACTCTTCAGGGAACAAGCTCTGCGAATTCTCGTTATGTTGGATTCTACCTTGGGGATACAGGCGATGGCAACGTCAGCATTCTAGGACCTTCTACTACAGGAGATCCTGTTCAGATACAGAAAGTATCTTCTGATAGAATCCTTATGTATAATATGCCTCCTGGATATTCCGGAAGCACTATTAGAAGCGGAACATATGCTGCTGCAGTAGGATTCGTTCCTCCTTCAAACTCTGGAGTAGTTCCAAACGCAGGCACTTCCAATACTGACTCAAATACTAATAAAGTCAGCCCAACTCGAGCTTACATTCGAGAAAATAGTAATATGGATTATAAGTTCATTACTATTCACTGCTCTGCCACTCCAAAGGGTCGTGACATAGGGCGTAACGAAATCAACCAGATGCACATCCAGCGTGGATGGTCTGAGATTGGGTATCATTTCGTTATTCGAATCAATGGTACTGTAGAGAAAGGACGTGCTCTTAATAAAGTAGGTGCGCATGTTGGCGCACATAATCAGAACAACTTAGGAATATGTCTCGTAGGCGGTGTTAATGAGAACAACGTTCCTTTAGAAGGGCTTCACCATTACACACATGCCCAGATATCAGCTTTGGATATGCTTCTTCAGGAATGTCTAGATCAGTGGCCTAACGCAGACGTGAAGGGTCATAGAGACTGGCCTGCAGTAGCTAAAGCATGCCCATGCTTCAACGTTAAGACTGATTACCTACAAGGAAGACAGAAGTTCTTTAAGAACAATTCTTCACGTCCTAAGGATCAGTCAAAGTCTGAGCCTGAAAAGAAAGAAGAGCAGAACCTTAAGCAACAGCAATCGTCTGCAGACTCATCTAAAGATACTTCTGAAGTAGAACCTACATCAGATAACATTAAGACTTATTCTGCTCCTTCGCCAGAAGGAAAAGATCCGACTGGATTCCAAGATCCTCGTGGTCAATATCCAACAGTAATGAGCACGTGCTTCAACGGAGGTACTAGTGTTAATCCTCTTATCCATAAGTCTGGAGTTGGAGGTACACCAGTATACAATAGCAATCAACAGAGACGTACTAACGTACCAATGGCAAGTAAAGGAGCAGCAGAAGTCGTGAGTGGAGATGCAAAAGCAGACGGTCCTATTGGTCCTCTAACTCAAGATCAAGTTAAGAAGTATATGGATATTGTTGGTAAAAGAGAATCCAGCAATAACTATAAATCTATCAATCAGTATGGCTTCTGTGGCAAGTATCAGTTTGGTGCAGCAGCTCTTGCGAGTGTTGGATACGTAAAGCGTGGAACTAGCAACCGTGGACTTGCAAATCCAGATGCGTGGTTAGGCAAAGACGGTGTTAACAGCCGCGATGCTTGGCTCAATAACAAGGAAGCTCAAGAGAAGGCGATGTATTTGTTCACTAAGATGAATTATAACACTCTCCTCCGAATGGGCGTTGTTAATGATCGTTCAGATGGAAAGCATGTAGCAGGATCGTTAATGCTTGCTCACCTTCTAGGTCCCGGTGGAGCGCGAAAGTATGTAATTGGCGGACGAGATGGTGCTGACGCTAACGGAACAAAGGGCAGTTCTTATTACAACCTAGGCAAGACTGCTGTTCAATAATCAACATTAAGTATATAAATGCCAATTCCACCAATCGATAACGATCCTAGGACTGAGCGGAAGGCAGCAGATCAACGGTCTGCTGATACTGCAAAGAATGATCCTTCAGGAGCTCTAGTATGGGAAGAGCCAGTATCTTCTCATAAAAGCGTATATCCATTCAATAAGGTCCAGCAGACCGAGAGTGGTCACGTATTTGAGCGTGACGATACTCCTGGAGCTGAACGCATTCATGAACGCCATCGTACTGGAACTGGATATGAAATCCATCCAGACGGATCCCGTGTAGCTCGAGTCGTAGGTGATGAATACGAAGCTATTCTCGGCAGCAAGTTCATCAATATTAAAGGTGAAGCCGCAATCACCATTCAAGGAAACGTTCGTCTTTATATTATGGGCGATCTAATCCAGAACATTAGTGGAGATTGGCATATTGAAGTAGGTGGAGATATCCACTTAAAGGCGAATGATAAGCACACCCTACTAGATGGCGATAAGACTGAGCATGTTCGAGGAAGTAAAGCCAACGTAATTGAAGGATCTCATAACCACAGTGTTGCTGGAGACTCTACTGAGATTCGCGAGTCTAAGAGCAACCGAATTGTCAACGGCGATGAAGTTCATGTTAATGGCGGTAAGGTAGAGTCAACTGTCGTTGGCGAACATAAGACTACAAGCAAGAGTAAGCGCACTGATACTGTAGAAGGTGCTCATTCAGTTACTAATAAGGATACTTTAACAACTGTTGCTGAAAAGAGCGTTACTTCTACTGTTAAGGGAGACGTCACTAAGACTGCTGAAAAGAACGTTACCAATACAGTTAAGGGGAACGTATCTGAAAATGTTGGTGGTTCGAAGACTGAACACGCAAGTGGTGATCACTCAATTACGACAGGCGGAACTCTGTTCCAGAATTCATAATGGCTATATCAGACGTATTATCTCTATTAGGGCCGTTTATTAACTCTCCTCTTCTTACGTCAACTTCAATGACTAAAGAAGGGGCTGTTAATATGCAGCAGATTCAACAGATTGCTCAGAGCATTTTTAGTCAAGGCAAATCTGCAAACGGACAAGGTGGAATTCCAGGAATTTCAGAGTTGTTTGGAGCAGGTCAAAATATATCAGCCTTAACAAGAAACTCTGCAAACATTTTAGAGATTATCAACTCTGCATTAGGAGGCGCTAATCAAGCTGGCAAGACTGCTACGTTTGATAAAGATCCTATTAAGAAGCCTCCTCCCACTGAGACTTTTGATAAGCTTGAAAAGGATGATAAGACAGATCCTCCTTACTACATTCCTAAGAAAAATTCGGATGGGACAACGAGTGTATAAGTAGCCGCGTGGCTGCTTATCTTCGTTACCAAGATCTTGATCTCGACCTAAGAATCAACCCTTCAACTGGAGATATTATTCTCTTGAAGGATGCTGATGCTGTTAAGAGGTCTATTCGTAACCTTGTGCTATTGGGATACCTAGAGTTTCCGTATCACCCTGAGTTTAACGCTGGAGTAAGAGCTCTTCTCTTCGAAGATAATGAGATTCTCCTTAACGTAGCTCTATCTGATAAGATCAAGGAAGTAATCGATAAGCACGAGAAACGTGCTCAAGTATCGTCTATTACAATTGATGATAGCACGACCAGTAATCAAATTGACAACAACTCTCTTAGAGTAACAGTGACGTTTTATGTTGTTAACGTTCCAGTTCCTGTTACTGTTGATGTAATTCTTCAGAGAGTTAGGTAATAAGTATTACCTATGGCAAGCGTTAACCTATCATCATACGACTTTGATGATCTCAAGAATTCTTTGAAGACCTATCTTCAAGGACAAGAGATCTTTAAAGATTACAATTTCGATGGATCTGGGTTAAGCCAGCTTCTCAACATTCTAGCTACGTCTAGTCAGAGTGACGCTTTCCTAGCGAACATGATTAGCAATGAAATGTGGCTCCAGAGCGCTACTATGAGAGGCGCTGCTGCATCTTCTGCAGCTCTAATCAACTACGTTCCTCGTTCGCGTGTTGCGCCAGTAGCGACTGTGAATATTACTTCGACTAACACAACGAAGACCACAACTCCTCCTCAGTTCGTTGGAATTCCGAGAGGAACTAAGTTTATCACTCGAGCTGATAACAAGACATATCCATATGTAGTGCTCGACAACTACACTTCTACTCGCGTCGGATCTACTGATACATACGTCGCTAATGGAGTTCGTATCCATCAGGGCAAGCTAATGACGTTCAGTTACGTTGTTAATACCAATGAGATCGTTCCATATGAGATCCCAAGCGATAAAGTAGATTTAGATACTCTTCGAGTATATGTCCGAGCAAATTCGTCTTCCCAGGATCCTATTCAGTATTCACTAGCTTCTAGTATCGTTGGTCTTAAGCCCAATTCAAAAGTATTCTTCTTGGAAGAAGGCTATCAAGGCAACTATCAGCTTCGATTTGGTAATGGTCTATTTGGAAACAATGTAAGCATTGGTAATGTTATTACCTTTGAGTATTTGATTACTGATGGTGTAGAGTCGAACGGAGCGAGAGTATTTGAAATTGATACATCAGCTCCGATCATCCGCAAGTCTCTTGTGCAGACTGTAGAGACAGCAGGCGGCGGTGACGAAAGAGAATCTCTATCATCAATTAAGACGATTGCTCCTCGGCACTACGTCGCTCAAGACCGATTCCTTGCTCCTCCAGACTTCTTAACTCTTCTTAAGGGTCGCTTCCCGATCATTAAGGACGCTTCCGTTTGGGGCGGCCAAGAGATGGATCCTCCTCTTTATGGACGAGCAGTTATCAGCATTCGTCCAAACGATGGATACTCGTTAACGAATCAGCTTAAGACTTCCATTCAGTCTTACATTAAGACTAAGGGCGTCGTAACTGTAACTGCAGATATTATCGATCCTGAATATCTATTCATCAATCATAACTCTAGAATTCTATACTCAGTTACTCAGACTACAAATCCAGAGAACATTCGCGATATTGTTTATGATGCTATGGTTGCGTGGGGCGAGCAGAATGTTGGCACGTTTGAAGCCAACTATCGTCACTCGCGTCTAGAACATGCAATCGATCAGTCAACTTCAGACATCGTAAGCAATCAGACGTCTATCACACTAGAGAAGCGATTCACACCTAATAGAACAGGATCGAGGAATTACAATCTCAAATACAACAACCCTCTAGCAGTTCCTAAGTCTGTTACTGAATCGAGCATTACATCATCTCCTTTCCGATACAAAGGATTAGTATGCACGTTTAGAGACTTACAAGGAATCCTTGATATTATCTCTACAGACTTAAGCGGTGTTGTTACAACTGTTCAGAAGAACATTGGAGCAATCGATTATGCCAATGGAAATATAACTATTCTAGATTTCTATCCTGAGCTAATCGACAACAGCGATATTCGAGTTCAGGCAGTTCCTGAGTATAGTGATATCAATGCACGTCACAATCAAATCATTCTACTAAACGTAGAGAGTCTGAAGGCTAACCTTGTCCAAGCGTAACGTCGTCGCTTCTGTAGCTCCTTATGTCGAGCGTAATGTGGTCCCGGCGTTCATTCGTCAAGACCATACGATGTTCGTTAAGCTTCTTACGGAGTTCTACAACTGGGCTACTCGAGAAGGAGGTCCGGTTAAGAACATTCGTGACCATCTTCAGTTTAGAGACATTGATTATATCGTAGAGCAGTTTTACGATCAGGCTAGCGCTGACTTAATGCAGGGACTTCCTGCGTCTAATCAGCCTATCAATAAAGCTATCATTCTACAAAGAATTAAAGACTTCTATATCACTCGAGGAAGCGTCGCTTCGTTCGAGTTTATGTTCCGTTATCTGTATAACGAAGGAGTTGAGATCGCGTATCCAAAGGATACGATTCTTCGTACTGATACTGGCAATTACGTCAACAACTCGATCATTCGAACGCTTACAAAATATCCTCTTAGCACATACGTTAATGTACAGTATGCTAGAGCTGTAGGAAAGGTATCGAAGGCTGTAGGTTACGTCGACAAGATTACATTCTTTGAAGAGTCTGGCGTTCTCTATACTGAATGGACGATCGTCAACGTCAGCGGGGCGTTTCTTTATACTGAAGAGTTGATTGTAGACGATCCATCAGATCTGACTGCTGCAATCGTTGAACCTATCGTTCCGTCTGTAGTAAGTCTCAAGATCACTGATCCAGGATCTGGATATTCAGTAGGTAATCCATTTACACATACTTCAGATCTATACCGTTTAGGGATGGAGATTAGCGAAGTAGATTCTGATGGAGGAATACTATCCGTAGAGTCTGACTATCCTAGTGTAGTATCTAATCTTACTAAGTTCACTAACTATGCTCATCATACTGAAACGTTTCTTCGGGAAAGTTGGTCTTTTCCAGGAACGTTCGATATTGTAGGAGCTGTTAAGGGGAAGTACGGTACCAATAGAACTCTTTGCTACATCACTGAAGGCGAGAGCGATACTCTCAGTACTGTAATAAGCTTTGCTGGCAAGACTTCGAATACTACAACGCTACAGTTCATAGTCAGTCCTAAAAACGGCTCTATTGAGGTATCTTGTTTAAGCGCTGCAGCTACGTTCTCTTGGACGTTAGCTGATGACGTTGCTACGTTTCAAGGAACCAGCAACATCACTGGAGACTGCGAATGTGATGTACTGTCTCTTAGAGATGGATACTTTTTAGTAGTATTCAAGCTCAATAATCACACTCGCACTACAGACGGATTCGACATCACATTCAATAGTACACCTAACACAAGGTGGCCTATTCAAGGTCTGATGATTACTGATGCAGATGATTATCAGTTTTATGTGCCTACACAAGGTAGCCCTGTTAGCGGCATCAAGAACTTCATTGTTGCTGCTCCTGGCTCAACTACTCCGTTATTCTCGCCTATCGTAGATGCTTTAGTACCTGTTCGTGGGTATTATGAGAATAGCAATGGTCTACTATCTGGTACGAACAATCTATTCGATGGAGAATACTATCAGGAATTCAGTTATGTAATCTCTACTGGAGCAAGCTTAAGTCAGTATGAACAGATATTAACTGAGACTATTCATCCGACAGGAATGAAGATGTTCGGTAACGTTCTATTGACTGGAGTTGGAAGGTTCCAGGACAATTCGCGATTCATTTCGACTATGGCTGTTACTCGTAATGAGAGCGCCAAAATTCCTTCGATGAAGATTCCTGAGTCTAACAGCAACTACATGAGGCTCCTTCCCTCTACGTCTGTAGAGATTCGGATGAATCGTGCTGAGGCTCAACACTCAACGATCGATACTATTATTATTCCTCTTCCAAAGAGGACGCCAATTTACTTTAAGTCTCCTGTAATTAAGGGAAGGACTTATACTGTAGCACTTCCTGTCGTTCGTAGACGAGTTCGAACAACTCCAATACAGACGAAGTCTATGGTCCAAACGAAGTCTACTGTCAGCATCCCTACAATCGTATCAGCTCGTGCTATAGGAGATGTTCGAGTAATCAATACCTCTCGAGTTCGTTCACGGATTGGTAACGTTCAGATAACAAAGACGGTAACTATCGTAGGACAGAAGTTCCCACGACTAGATACTACTTCTATTACTTCAGATACGACGAAACTTACTGCTGATAGCGGTGGTATTGGAGCATCACTTGGCAAGCCAGTCACAATTGGTAAGCAAACTGTTAATGGAAGTGATACATACGCTACTCTAATTACGACAAAACGTAGTTAAATATAATTTAAAGGATAAGTACTAAACATGACAGCTATCATCCGCTCAACGTTTCGACAGCAGAACGCAAAGAGCTTCGTTGAGTATGTCGTAGGCGGAAATGGTAATAGCATGTATGCTGCTATTGGTCGTAACCGTCCATGGACAGACGAACTGAATCCTCCTGCGCCTGGCGACAATTATAATGAAGACAATATCCGTTGGGAAGAGACATTTGCTCTTAAGCGAATTCTTCCATCCAACGTCTCTTACGTAGTTCCTCGGTACGATTGGGTATCTGGAGCTACTGACTTCGTAGCATGGTCAATCTCTGATTCGAACATTCTAGCAAAGAAGTTCTATTGCGTCAATAGCGAGTATCGCGTATACAAGCTAATCACAAAGGGTTCCGGTCCTTCTACCGTTATGCCTTCTGGTGAGTCCTCAACAAACAATTACGTCCAGCAGCTTGCTGACGGCTACTCCTGGAAGTTTATGTATCAGATTAGTGCATCTGATGCTATTCAGTTCCTTTCAACAGACTGGATTCCAGTTAAGACTCTAACTTCTAATGATGGCTCTACCCAGTGGACCGTTCAGCAGTCAGGTATTAACACTCCATTCTCTGGTCATGGTATTGATCCTGTAGTAGAACTCGGTGGGTTCAACGTTATGATTGATGCTCAGCTTCGTTTCGGCGAAGGTGGTGCATTCACGACTAACAACGAATTCCGCGCAGTATGTATTATTCTTAACCCAACTCTGTTTGGTTCTTCTACAGTTGCGACGGCAACTGCGATCAAGCAGTCTCGTGCGATGACTCTTACTAGCGTTGCTGGTTCATTCCTACCTGATGAAACAATTCAGGCATCGAATGGTTCGCAGGGTCAGGTAGTTGAGCAGAATGGTACTACTCTTAACTTCCTTCTAAGCTCTGCCCTTGCCGCAGGTACTGGATTCTCCACTAACCAGACTATCACAGGTCTAACTAGCGGTGCGACAGCAAATATTACTGGTGTAGCTGCTCCAACACTTGCTCCAGGTTCTGGTCGAATCCTCTATATCGACAATCGTCGTGCGATTCCTCGTGCAATTGATCAGAGTGAAGATCTCAAGATTGTGCTTGTCTTCTA